TTGGGATTCGTTTAGAATAAATTTTGACTCAGACAATAATCATTCTGCACGTAATTTAAAGCTTATTGACTATGATACATTTATAAGAAGATTTTATGAAAGAGATGCTGAAGCAACCACAAGTGATTTTGATCAGCCTATATATGTTTATAGAACATTAGATAATAAAGCAGGTTTTACACCTAGACCAGATGCCACATATGGTGTAAGCTTTAGTTACTTTGCATTTGCATCTGACATGACTAACTCCACAGATACCATGTCTGTACCTGATCCATTTAAACACGTAGTAATAGATGGTGCATTATATCACTGTTATATGTTCAGAGATAATGCTCAACAATCTGCTATAGCTAGACAAAGATTTGAAGATGGTGTAGATAGAATGCGTACAATACTAATTAACAGATTTACAGACGTTAGAGATACTAGAGTTAGCAGATTGATAAATGTACCACATGGTAATATATAATGGTAGATGCTTTAAAAGACGTAACAGTTCTATCAAAAGGTGGGCTGTTTACTAATGAAGATGCTTTATCATTAGCAATACAAAACCCAGGTTCTGCTCTTCGTATGTTAAATATGGAGATATCTCAATTTGGTGGATATAGAAGAATAAATGGATATACTGCATTTGATTCTAGTTTTGGTAGTGTATCAGGTTTAGGGCAAGTAATAGGTCTTTGGATATTAGATGGTACACCATACGCTGTTAGAAGAAATAGTGGTGATTTTACAGGTTCATTAGGTTCTAATCCATTTACTACTAGCAGTGGCAGTGCAGTAATTACTGTAGCACATACTAGTCATGGATTAGCAGTAGACGATAGAGTTATATTTTCAGGGTCTGCTGCTGTTAATGGCATAACACCGAATGATGTTGAAATGACCATAGCATCTGTAGTAGATGCAAATAGCTACACAGTTACTTTTACATCTAATGCAAGTGGTAGTGGTGCAGGTGGTGGAAGTTCAGTTACTTTTAAAGCACTAGACAAAACTCAATCATTAGGTGCTAATCCTTTTACAGTTACTAATGGTAGTGCAACAATAACAGTATCACATACCTCGCATGGATTATCTGTAGGTAATTTTGTAACATTCTCAGGTAGCTCTGCTGTAGGGGGAATAACACCTAACTCTGTAGAAATGGCAGTCGTTAGTGTACCTGATGCAAATAGTTATACAGTATCATTTACCTCTACTGCTACAAGTGGTGCTACTGGAGGTGGTTCTTCTGTAACAGCAATATATAGTCAATATTATAGTATTTGGAAATATACTACAAGTGGTTTTACTAAAGTACATTCTTTTAGATCTTCTATAGGTGTAAACAAAGTTAGGCATTCTTTTAACTCTTTTACAGGAACAGAATCAGTTATACTATGTGATGGTGTAAATACTCCTGCTAGATTTGATGGAACTACTTTTAGTAATCATACAACTAGTGATGATGCAAATCCAACAGGTGCATCTTTTAGTACAGACTTTAAAAACCATCAGTTTTATGCAGGTTTTCCAACAACAGGATTAGGACCAAATAAGTTATTATTTAGTGAACCTAATACTGATAATAGATTTAGATCTGCTAGTGGATCAGGAAGTATAAATGTAGGATTTGATGTTACAGGAATAGCAAAGTTTAGAGACAGCTTATTTGTATTTGGTAAAAATAAAATTAAAAGATTAACAGGATCAAGCTCATCTGACTTTGCTTTATCAGAGGTAACAAATAATATTGGTTGCATTGCAACAGATAGTATTATAGAATTAGGTGGTGACGTATTATTCTTAGCTGCTGACGGCATACGTCCTATACAAGGTACAGCTAGAATAGGTGACGTTGAACTTGAAACTATATCTAAACCAGTGCAACAACTACTACAATCACTACCAAGCACACATGATTTAGCTAATATGTCTGCTGTTGTTATTAATAATAAATCTCAATTTAGATATTTTTTTCCAAAAACTACAACATCAGCAGCAGATACAGCAGGTATAATAGGTGGTCTTAGATTTGCAGATAGAAGAGTTGGTTGGGAGTTTGGAGAGTTATTAGGTATAAGAGCATTCGTTGCTACTAGTGGTTTAATAAATAATGTTGAGGTAGTTTTACATGGTGATGGAGATGGTGAAATATTTAAACAAGAGAGTGGTAGTACATTCAATACTGCTGATGTTACTGCTGTTTATGCATCGCCATTTTTATATTTCGACTCTACCGAAAAACGCAAAATATTTCAGCATGTCACATTATTTACCAGGCCAGAAGGTGAATCTACGATTAATTTAGGTATAGCGTATGATTGGGATGATCCTAATACACCAGACCCAAGCACGTATTCTATTACAACAGCAGGTTCGTTAGCGAGATATACAACAACAGCAAGCACATTTGATGCTACTTTTAGATATGATGGTTCGACTAGTCCAGTACTAGAGTCGAACATCCAAGGATCAGGGAGAGCAATATCCTTGGTTATAACATCGACAGGAACTCAATCACCATATAGTATTAGTGGGTTCTCGATTACTTATCAAGATGCAGGATATAGATAATGGCAGGATATACCAGACAATCATCAGCACAGATCGTTAGTGGTGAGATTATATCAGCAGCACCAATTAACGCAGAACTAAACCAAATATTAGCAGCCTTTAATAACTCTACTGGTCATT